GAATATGCAGTAGCACCCGTACCATCTCCTGTTATTTTAACTTGAGGAGACATTCTATATAAAGATGTGCTATCCAAGCCTACAATATCAGTTGAAGTAGTGACAAACTTTCCAGACGTATTAACGACATAGGAATCAACAACAGACAATGCAGGCGAACCTGTTCCTGAATAAACATAGAATGCAGATTTACCATATGCTCCATTGATGATCGAAGCACCAGAGTTTGCTATTTTAAAACTTTTATTGGTGATTACTTGATCGATGCTTCCATTAGCATCGATATAATTCTTACCAGCATTATCTATGACCATCACATGCAATCCGCCTTTTATGGCGGCTCTTGCAACTGTTGAATTTGGAACTACGGGAAAATAATCAACAGTATCGAACTTTTTCCTGGATGCTGAATCAGTTGTAAACAAGTATTTCCAGACATATCCGTCACCCGTAGTAGTAAAATCACCACTCGTCTGTGTAGTATCTGGTTGTACAGTAGATTTGACTCCGTAATTATTAAATAGACACTTATACACTCTATTTTTATTATTAATTACATAGAAATTTTTAGTATAGAGATCAGGATCTAGATGCGAATAGTAATCATAAACAGTATTACCTGTCCATGTGATTCTGTTTGCTATATATCCAATATCAGATCCTAATACTTTTTTGCCAAATAATATATTAGAGTATACGTTATAGAACGATTCTTTTATAGAAGTATTGGTAACAGGAGGATTTGAATCATCAGGCCATTCAAAAAATTTACCAAAGGTAACATAATAATTCGAACCAGTGCTGACAACTGTGGTGTTACCGGTGGCAGTGATGCCTTGTAGAAAGTGTCCAGATTGTGTCAATCCTTTTGTAAGTGTTATTCTAGGACCGCCACTTGTTTCGGATAAAGCTATCTTTGTTGTATTGGCATGCTGAACATAATAAATTACACCTGATACTATAGGACTTATCGCTGTATTACCCTCAGCAACAATATATCTGATCTGATCACCTGCCTGAAATACAGCTGTTCCATATTGAGCAGATAATACTGATACTGAAATTGTACTGTTAGCATCCGTAGTTAACCCAGTGCTTGATCCACCCGTAACAGCACTATTTGCATTAAAAGAAGTAATTACGGGAGCAGAAAAAGTAAGATTTGGATTTATATCATAATCTGCGCCAGCAAATATGATATTGGTATTTAAAATCTTACCTGTGTTATCTGCTATACCATCCGCAAGTGCATTTCCTGTACTAAACAATATAGATGCATTAGCAGCATATCCAGTACCATTATTTGTTATATTAATCTTTGAGACTGATAATCCAGATCCAGCAATATCACTTTTCATTTCTTCAATGAATTTATTTTTAATGTTTCTATTAAATATTCCAGCCATGGTATTACCCGCCTGATGAAATTATAACGCCTCTGGCATTATAAGTTGTAGTAGTTTCTGCTATTATATTCTGATCAAATTTATTTGTGTCTATTATCAATGGTTTGCCAAACATTTTGTTTCCGACAGGATGAGTTAGTTTTTTAATTACATCGATGTATTTATCTAATGATTTTTCTACTTGTATTTCATAAGAAAATTCCTGGTAGTAATCGCTGTCCGTAACATATTTATCGGAATTTAAGAACCCGCTATTATCTAACCATTCGCCTTCTTCAGTAGCAATACCACCAACTATCATATCCAGCACAGCTGTAAAATCAGTATTTGATTGATTGGTAAATTCTATTTGCTCACCTTCAGTATTGAAAGTATATCCAGACGATAATAAAGATACATCATATATGACACCGTTACCTGAAGCAAGCCCACCAGAGACAATTGCATTGTTGCCCCATAATTCTCCATCCTCATCTACTATGTTATATCCCCACACTCTTTTTTCAAATACTGTGGGTTGAACTGAACCATTATATTTGCGATCTCCTGATGTGATAGCTCTCAATGATTTTATAGTTCCTATTAGCATGGTAGTATCAGCAAGACAGTTACCCAGAACAGAATCAATAGTCCCAACATTAAGATTTGCGCTAAATTGAGTATTTGCTTGAAAATAATGTCCATTTGCTTCTACACCAGCTCTGGTGGCAGGAGTGAGCGTTATCCTGGATCCACCCACAGTTGTCGAGAGAGCAATCACAGTATTATTCGAATGCTGTACATAATATAAAGTATTGTTAGCAAGACCTGTTATTGCTGTATTTCCTTCAAGAGCTCTGTATACTACACCCCTGCCATATTGAAACGTATTAGAATTGGTCACTGTTATCGTGCTGTTTGCATCAGTTGATAATCCTGTGCTTGCTCCGCCAGTTACTGCACTATTAGCATTAAACTGTGTGTTGGCAGGAGCGATGATAGTGTTTGCTTCTGGATCAATCAGATTGGTGTTGTATGTAAAAAGAGATGTGTTAGAGATAGATCCTACTTTGAATCCTGCACCTGAACCTTCAGAAGCAAATTTCCTGGTTACTGTAACAGGACTATCTACAGCATAACCATATCCACCCTTGAGTAATTTAAAATTGATATAGCCTTTTGCTTGTTCAGGATCTAATATTGTTTTTACTTCAAACTGCAATCCTGATCCAGATGTGCTTTCGGTAGTCAATATATCACCGGGAGCATGATTCTCGTCTGAACCCGATACAATTGCGCCAACAACAGATCCTCGTATCAACGTTGCTTGCCTGATATCCAGGCCCTCGTACATCACATATTCACCAGGAACAAACAAATCTCCGCTAGGACCTGGCACTATATCAGTTAGATATAGGATATGAGATGAATTTACTTGTTGATTTATTTTAGCCACTGACATTACATATGCAGTAGCACCGGAGGTTGTTCCGCGTATTAGTTTGTTATCGTATGCGTAATTTAACGATCTTTCTTCCACTTCAATATATTGTTTTCTAGACCATTTTCCATCAGATAACATCAAAACATCATCTTGAGGAACAAATACTTCTATCTCAAGATTATAAAGAAGTCTGAATAATAACTTCAAACCTTCTATAGAACCTTTTGATCTATACACATCTAATATGTGTTTTTCTAGAAGAGCTTTATCAGAAAGCACATCTTTAGGAATGCCATTCATATATTTTGAAAAGAAAAAATCTATATATTCTTCGCTCACACCATCGATATCTGATGTCTCAATCAGATTTCTAGATTTTGCTATAGGTCCTTGTTCATCCATCCACTCATAATAAGCAGCGATGAACTGGACAAAATTGTCACCCTCTTCTCTATAAAAGTCAGGAAACTGGTGCTTTACTAACGGGGCAATGTTTTTTAAATCTGTGATCATTATTGTCTATATGCGGTTACGTTTATTGATACCTCATCATAATCTATCTTGAGGTATTTGCTTTCTTGTACAACAATATCATCATTTATTACTTTAGCAAATATCTTGATATTCGTATCATAATCATAAGGATTGAGATCAAATGCTAATTCACCTGTATCATAGTTGACAGTTCCTATATTAGATTCTAATATCTGTTGAACTATTGTATCTGTGATCTTATCATACATTATATAATACAATCTAAGAAACCCATTACCATCATCACTCAGAGTAACCTGTCCCTGAGGTGTGGTAGAATTGTAATATACGCCATCTTTAAAATAATCAAACAAGCTGCTTCTGATACATTCAGTTTCATTAACAATATAAGGAGCTCGTAAAGGTCTTGCTAAAGGATTTGAGAAAGAAAAAGCAATTCTCTGTTTGATGCCTTTTGTAGGGACGATAGCGTATATTGTTCTAAGCGTTGTTTGATTGCTGACAATTGAAGTGTCTGCAGAATCAATCATGGAAGACAATCTAGATTTACGAAGATCGTTTCCGAAATCATTCAGATATGTTGTTTCATATGACTGAACTTTGCTTAAAACATCTGATTTAAGTTGCTGTATACTTTTAGCAGTTAATGAAGGATTATAACTAACAGCAGATTGAATCTCGATATACATGTATTCAGGATCTTTGATCACAGGTTCTGTTGTAATGCTTTTTGTTCTTAAGTATGCAACGATATCTGTTTTAAGCTCTGCAGAGACGACAGGAAAATTACCGTATGGAATCATGCTGATAATTACTTTGCCATACTGTGGAGGAATGGCATTCTCTCCTCCGTATACATTGACAGTCTTGATCTGCGGATATTTTTGAACAATCAGCGTCGTATAATCATCCTTGGTAACTGCTCTATTCTGAGCAGCAAAATGTCTCGGAGCATTTAATTTGATAGATTCTATCGTTTCTCTTTCTGATCCATCTGCAGCAGAAATATTAGTTGTCACAGTAACAGGATATGACGATGTATCTCCTACCGCAGTAGATATCGCAAAGTTAACAGCTTTGTTACCTAACTCTCCATTTGTAGATCTATATTTGACCTTTACTATGTTTCCATTAGCCAATGCTTTACCAGAAATTCCATCGCCAAAAACGATCTCATATTGATCATTATTATAGCCTTGAACAAAGTATATTTCTGAATTTGAAGTCAGTCCGTATAACGTATCTGCTTTTGTGTATATTGTATTAGAAGTATCAGATGCTGAATTGATCACAGTAACTCTGATACTATTAGTATCGATGTTGGAAGAATCTAACGAGTATCGTACTGTTCCATCAACAGTAAAGAATTCGTATACGATCTTGCCTTCATAAACATATACAGAATCGCTAACATATCCTACATCTGATCTGTTGACAGTTATAGATTCATCAGTAGTAAAATCCATATTGATTCCATCAATAATAGTTCTAATAGTATAGTTTTCTGGAATAACAACATTGATAGGAATATCGCCACCTGTATTGATAGCAAAAGTAACCTTTGCTCTTGCGGATGTTCTAGATCTCGGTATATAATTTAATTCTTTTGCATGGGATACGATTGAATTTCTTAACTGCGAAGAATCTAAGAACATCTCGCTGCCTATCATGTTAAGATAGAAAGCATTCATGTAAGTATTATATGACAAGACATCTAACAGAGAATTGAGATTAGATCCTTCAAAATCATAATCTTTAAATTGCGTCTTAGATTTCATAAAGGTCTTAAGGTTGTTTTTAATACCGTCAAAACTCAATTCTGAAACGTCTAGGAATCCTGTATTGGCCATTTATCTTACTCTTCTTAAGACGAAATCTAATGTTATCGGTGATATATTATTGACTAGCGAAAATACGATAATTACTTCATAAGCATTATTATCAGGAAAACCTTTTGCTGTGATGCTTATAAGTCGAGCTCTGGGTTCATAATTGTTTATAGTGTCTGCAATCTTCTCTTTTAAGACGTATTCGGTATCTTGACTTATATTCTCAAACAGTGTCTGGCGTATGCCCGAACCCAATCCTGGATTAAAGAACCTCTCGTAAGGATCTGTCAATAGTAAGTTACGAATAGATCTTTTTACCGCAACCTCATTGGTTATCAATACCAGATCCTCTTTGACAGGATGGATATCAAAATTAGTAGGTATATCTGAATAAAATACGGTGCTTGCCATCGTATATTTATAATGATGTCCGACAAGCATTTAGATACTGCGGATTGTATTTTTGAATGTCATTGGCAGTAGAAGATGCTAGTGCCCATCCCTGTGTCATAGGCCTAGATCCGAAAGGAGAGAAGTTCTCTCCCACCATGACAGCACTCATTCCGAT